CGTTTCTGCGCCTGCCAAGTGATGACGATGCGGTGCTCGTCACGAGCTATATCACCCAGGCCCGTGAGAAGGTCGAAGAAGACGCGGGGATCTACTGCATCACGCAGAAGCGCGACGTGGTCTTTGATGATTTCCCGGACGATCCGATTCAGGTGCCGTTTGAGCCGCTGACGGCGGTCGACAGCATCAAGGTGACGTCGGTCGCGGGCGTGCAGAGCACGGTGGCGGCGGCCGTCTACCAGGTGGATCTCGCCAGCTCCCCGCCCCGTGTCTATCCGGCGGACAACCAATACTGGCCCACGGACATCCGTCGGATGGCCGGGATCGTGATGCGCTGCAGTGTCGGGTATGGCGCCACCGGCGCGTCGGTGCCCGAGACGGCGCTGCACGCGATGCGCTATCTCATTCGGATCTGGTGGTACGCCTATCGCGGCACCGACGTGGTGATGCCGCTGACCTCGCCGCCGAAGTGGGTCGGGTACGACAACGCGATCGGCCTCTTGCGGACGCGAGGCAAGCTCTAATGGCCGTCTATAGCGCCCTGTCGGCCGTGAGCGCGGCCGTCTTCGCGGCGCTGAACGTGTCGGCGTATCTCACGCTCTCGCCTGGCGGGGTCCGCGATGACGTCGTGCTGGGCACGGCCTACCCGTTCACGCTGTATGAAATCCAAGAGCGGAACCTGGGCGGCTTGGGCGCGCGGCCCGGCACAACGCGCACGCTCGAAGTCGATCTCCGGCTGCACGTCTTCACGCAACAGGGCGGGTGGAGCCGGGCGCATGCGGCGATGGCCAAGGCGATTGAGCTGCTGAAGACGGCGCCGGCGGTGACGGGGTTCGGGTCCTGGGCCATCTTCCACGATGAGACGATTCCGCTTCGGAGTCAGGTCATCTCCGGTGTGGTGGTCAACGAGCTGGTGGGGAACTTCCGCCTGTACGTGACGGAGGTGGCATGAGCACCGAGCCCGCCACGCCCCCGTTCAACCCGGTCATCCTGGCCCCCGGTGGCCGGCCGGCGCGCATCCCGGATGATGCGAAGTGCCCGCAGTGCGGGGCGGGCGCGGACCAGCGGGTGCCGACGGGCGGGTTTGGCGTCCCTGGTCAGGCGTGCCAACGCTGCGGGTATGAGTTCCCAAAGGAGTAAGCCGTGAGCTTGTATGCCTCACCGTCTGTCTCGATTCTTGTGGATGGGTACGACCTCACGCCCGCGCTGGCGGAGAGCATCACCCGGGCGACCGAGAGCGTGACGCAACAGACCAACCCGTTCGGCACCGCGAGCGAGGCCCATACGCCCGTGGGGATGGTCAAGGCGTCTCTCGCCGTGGGGAACGGGATCTTCGACGAAGCGGTCGATCCGTTGCATCACGCCAAGATCAGCAATGGTGGCGTGGGCGTGTCTCGCCTGGTCTGCCTCTGTGACCGCGGGCAGACCCTTGGTCTGGGCTTCACGGGATACGGGGGCGCGTATTCGCAGAAGTCCGAGGTGCTGGGCGTGCTGGACGCGTTGACGAAGGCCAACGTCGCCTATCAGGTGTCCGGCGCCGTCGACGAAGGCGAGATCCTGCAGCCGTTGGTGGCGAAGACGGCTGACTGGGATACGAAATCCACGCCCGTGGACGCGGCCGATTTAACGACGGCCAAGCGGGTGACAATTGTCTCGTCATCGGTGAACGCGACCAGCACGATCACCACGCTCGATCATCACGGCTTCGCCAGCGGCGACGTGGTGGCCATCTTTAATCACACGAGCGTGACGCCGGACATCAACGACAACCCGACGGCGGCGGAATCGTGGAAACTCATCGGCCACACCATCACAGTGACCGGGGAGCACACCTTCACCATTCCCGTCAACGTCTCCGACGGCGGGGTCGACGGGTATTGCGTCCTGGTGTCCCGGGCGGGCGGTGGCGTCGGGCATCTGCAGATCACGGCCGGGAGCGGGTTTACCAACTTCGTCGGCAAGGTGGTGCATTCAGTGGATGGCTCCACCTGGGCCGACCTGATCACGTTCGCCGACACGACGACGAATTACCACGCCGCGCAACGGGTGGCGACGGCCCTGACGACCACGGTCGTGCGCCGGTATCTGGCGTTCGACGGCAATGTGACGGGGTCCGGCAGTCTCACCGTGTTCGGCGGGTTCGCCCGTGGGTAGTTTCGACGATGCGCGGTTGGCCGCCGCGCAATCGGCGGTGGCCGAGATCGAGCGGGGCGTGCGGTTTCTGCTGGACACGTCAGACAGCCCGGCGGAGCTCGCAAGAGGCTGGGAAGCCTATCGGGGCGCCGTGGGATTGCGGAAGGCCCTGGATAAATGGATGGAGACGCGCCGCTGGCGATCGGCCCACGCCCGCGAGTGTGACCCGGTAAACACCGCGAAGGTGTAGGAGAACAAGCATGGCGAAGTATGGATCGAGCGTCGTGACGGTGAGCCTGACGGACAGTCCGGGCGGCAGCACTCGGCTGATCACGCCCTACGTCAACACGATTTCCGGGATCGCGGTCGAAGCGATCACGCAGCAGACCAACCCGTTCGGAACCGCGAGCGAGGCGCATACGCCCGTGGGCGTGACCAAGACGCCGGACATCGTGTTGTCCGGGTTCTTCGATGACACCGCGCTGGTGGGGTCGTGGACGGTGCTGAAGCCGCTGGCCGGCGACATCGCGCCGTCGAGCGTGGGCCGCGTGCTGGTGATTCTGGCGGCGACCGGGGCCACCTTCACCATCACCGTCCACCTGGTCAAGATGGAAGTGCTGAACAAGAACGGGGCGCTGACCGAATACGCAGCCACCCTGCGCCAGGCCGCCGCGGGCGTCTGGTCGTAGCGCGGGTGATTCACGGCACTGGTCCGGCCGGGGCAGCCCGCTCCGGCCCGCCCGGCGCCTTCAGAGGAGTGTCGCCATGAGTATCTTCGCCTCACAGACCACCGTCACGTTGGAGATCCCGTTCGACCCTGGACAGACCGTCACGATCCGGAAGTTGGCCGGGCGGCACCTCCAGCGCGCGCATGACGCCGACCTAATGGCCTCCCTCGACACAATGAAGCGCATGGGTGGGGTGTCGGTCCAGAAGGAACTCCAGGCGCTCGGCGACGACGCCACGCGCGACAAGTTGGTCGAGACGCAGCGCGCCGACCCGATGAGCGGGTACGACCTCACGACGCTGCTGGTCTGCGGGATCACGGCGTGGAGTTATCCCGATCCGGTGACGCCCGAGCGCATTGACGATCTGGACGAAGAGGCGGCGGCATTTCTCGGGCGCGCGATCTTGAAGCTCTCGAAGCCGGGGTTGTTTCTGACCGAGGACGAGCGGCAGGCGGTGCAAAAAAACGGCTGACGCTGGTGCATCGTCATCTCGACGATGCCTCAGCGCCCTGTCCGATGCCGTTGTGGATGGCCAGCCTCTGCGAGGCGTTTCCGGGGCGGTTCCCCACGGAGATTTGGCGGGAAGTGCTGCGGTTGCCGGCGGGGTTGCTTGACGAGGTGCTGGAGGCCAAGGCGTACCGGGAGGCCAAGGCGATGACGGACGCGGCCGAGACGACCGAGGCGAGACAACGGCTCCCCCAGACCCCACTATTCGCGCTCGCGCGGACGATCGAGATGGCGTTGGCGCGCGAGGCGCTAGAGAAGAAGAAGGCACAGGCCGATGGATAGTTTCACGATCACGGCCGACGCACGGGAGGTGCTGGCCCTGCTCGACACGGCGGGCGCCGCCATCGACGACGTGTGCCGGAACGTGGCGCGCGAGACGGCCAAGCGGATCGTCTTCGGGGCGCGATCGCGCGTGCGACGGGCGACAGGACAGACCGCCGAGGGCATCCATTTCGAGGAGTCGTTCGACCGGACGGGCTTTATGGTGCTGGCCTATGCCTCAGACGGTGACGCGCGTGGCCCTGTGGACTATTGGCTGGAGCACGGCACGAAGTTTATGTTGGCTCGCCCGTTCTTCCTGGCGCAGGCGGCAATCGAGGAAGGCCCCCACCTCCGGCGGATGACCGAGGCGGTGGCGGAGAAACTCGAGGAGATGGGGTTCTAATGGCCGCGAATCCCCAAATGGTTATCCGCGTGGCCGCCTCCGTGGCGGAGCTGAAAAAAAATCTGGCGGAGGGCAAGGCCAACATTGAAGCCCTCTCTGCGTCTGTGGAGAAGTACGCGAAGGACTGGACGAAGCACAGCGCGACGATCCAGCATAACGCGCATAACATCGTCGCGGCGATCAAGCAGGTCGGCGCGTCCACGCTGACGGCGGGGGACGCCTCGCGCGCCCTCAAGACCCTCGACGGAGCGATGGCGCAACTCCGGATCGCCGGTCAACCGATCCCACCCCTGATGGCCGCGACGGCGGCGGAATTGCGGGCGTTGCACCCGGCGGCGACCGCCGGCGCGTCGGCCTTGGGGTCACTCAAGAACATCGCGGGGCAACTCGGGCTGGTCTTCGGCGCGGGCGCCCTGGTGATGGGCGTGCGGAGCTTCGTGAAGGATCTGTTCGCGATGGGCGACAGCCTTACGAAGATGAGCAGTAAGTCTGGGATCGCGATCGAGGACCTCCAGGTGCTTAGCACCGTGGCGATGCGCGGAGGGACCGACCTGGAATCGGTCGTGTCGGCGATCAACATGATGCAGAAGCGGATCGCGGGCGGGGACGACTCCGCCGTTCGGGCCCTGCAGTTTCTCAAACTCAACTTCGACACCCTGCGCGCGATGGCGCCCGACCAACAGTTCTACGCCATCGCGAAAGCGGTGGAAGCGGTGGGCGATGTGGCGCTGCGGTCCAAGCTGCGCGTGGATCTGTTCGGCAAGAGCGGCAATGAGATGGCCGACGCGATGGCGCAGAGCATGGAACAGGCGCGCGCAGACACCGTCGTTATGTCTACCGGGATGGCGGTCGCGCTCGACACAGCAGGAGAAAAGCTCCAACTCTGGTTTACCAACGCGAAGAAATGGACCGCTGGCGTCGTCGTGGAGTTTTTCTCTAAGGCCGCGCATCTAGGTGACATTGCTGTGCGGGCGGCCTATACCGTCGCGCAGAAGATGGCTGAGGTGTTCGCTAAGCTCTTCGAGTGGGGCGCAACCGCCTCCAGGCTGACCGGGCAATTTGGTGCCGCCAATGACTTCTCGGCAGTGGGCAAGACCGCGACGGACAACGCTGCGTTCTATCGCGACGCGGCGAACTCGATCACGGCGGCGATGGACCGGGAATCTCTGGCCGCACTGAAGGCCGCGGCAGCCGCGACGACGCACAACGCCGCGATCGACGACTACGGCGGCAAGGCCAAAGAAGCGGCGTGGAACGCGAACAAGATGGCCGATGCCTACGACAATGAACTGGCCTTTCTCAACGACCTGATGAATGCCGAGATCCGCGCGGGGGCCGTATGGGTGCAGCAGCAGCAGAACCGCGTGCGGGCGACGGAACTCGCCAACGCCATCATTGAGGCCAGCACCTTCTCGGTCTACGAACAGAACGAGCGGCTGTGGGAGAGGATGGACGCGGGCCTGGACGCGTGGAGCCGGGCGTTCACGGCCAAGACGGCGGCGACCTTCAGCGGCAACGTGGTCGTCGCCTCGATGGCGTCCTTCGCGGAACGATTCAAGAGCATCGCGTCCGCGCTCGCGCCGGTCTTTGCCAACATCAACACCACGCTCGGCCAGGTGATGCAGACCGCGACGGGCACCCTGGAGGTGTTCTTCGACAAGGCCGGGACGGCAGCCGAGCAATCGGCGCGCAAGATCGTTGCGGCGTTCGCCGGGGCGGCCTCGATTATTTCGCAGTTGTTCGGCGGATCAAAGGTGGCTGGGGTGGCCTCTGGGGCCCTTGGCGGCGCGGCGACGGGCGCCGGGATCGGGTTTATGTTTGGCGGCGCCGCGGGTGCCGGGCTGGGCGCCCTAATCGGCGGTGTGGCTGGCTTAGCTGGAGGGCTAGTCGGCCTCTTCTCGTCGGCTAGTGCGGCCGGGAAGAAGGTCAACGATCTCCGGGATGCCTTTATCGCATCCAGCGGCGGACTTGCCGCGCTCAACGCGAAGGCGCACGACGCCGGCATGACGCTCGATGCACTCCTGAAGGCGAACAAGGTGGAGGCGTATACCGCCGCCGAACAGGCGTTGACGGCGGCGATCGAGCAACAGAACGCGGTCCTCGCCAACCAGGTCGCGCTCCAGAAATCCATCAGCGAGACGCAGAGCCAACTCGACGCGGCGCGTTCGGCATCGGTCCCAGGGTGGCAGACCATCTCGGGACTGATGGAGAAGTACGGCATCGACATCGAGAAGGCCGGCTCGGCCGCGCAGCAGATGATGGTCAGCGCGGGCGCGACGTCGTTCCTGAACGAGGCGCAGCAATGGAAGGCGGCTGGCCTCGATCCCAACATCTTCGCGCAGGCGTCGTCCGGCGCGCTCTCGACGCTCCTGCAGCAGGCGAAGGAATTCGGGAGCGTGATGCCCGAGAACATGCGCTCCCTGATCGAGGCGTCGGCCTCTGCCGGCAAACTGCTTGACAAGGCCGGCAAGCCAATCGACATCTCCATGATCATCTACGGCCCAGCCATCCAAACGGAGCAAGAGAAACTGATCGCCGAGTTCGATCGCCTCACGCTCGCCCTGCAGGATCTGACCACGCAACTCGCGATTCTCACTGGCCATCCGCCCGTCGTGGTCGGGGCCACGCGGGCCGGTGGGGGCCTCTACGAATCCGGGGGCGTTACGGGCCGGGGTGGCTCCTACATCGGCCTGGGGGCGGCGCAGGACGCCCGAGGGGGCGGTGGCGGCGGTGGGACCGTCAACGTCAACCTTACCGTCCAGGCGAATGACGTCGGCAGTTTCAGAGAATGGCTGCGCTCTGGCCCGGCGAAGGAAATCTCTGACGCCATCGTGCCGTACTTCCCCGGGTCCGTGCAGTTCCGGGTGGGCACGTAGATGGCCGCGACCTACGAGGCCACCATCGCGGGCACGGTGAAGGCCATCCGGCCGGGCTGGTCGCACGACGCGACCGCCAATGGGCGCGACACGATGCAGTGCGAGCTGGTATCGGTGGATGCCTCCTACCGGCCCGCGTCCGGAGCGGTGTTCCTCTTCTCTGAAAAAGTCGCGGTCGCCACGTCCTCGAGCGCCAATCCGACGCACATCGTCACGTCCGAACCGCATGGCATCGTGACCGGCCAGACCGTCACCGTCGCCGGCCACAGCGTCGGCGGGGTCAACGGCGAGCACATCGCCACGCGCATCAGCGCCACCGAGTTCACGGTCCCCGTCGCGTCCACCGGCGGATCGGGCGGGACGGTGGCCCGCCGGCTCATCGGCGGGCGGATCGTCACCCCGGCGGAATCCGGGCTGGGCGGGCTGGGCGTGACGCCGATCGCGACGCGGGTCGACGTAGCCGACTACAACGCGCAGGCCGAGACGCGCGTCATCAATGAAGTGCTGGCGGCCGGGTCGCTCAAAGCCCAACTCACGCGCATCGGGGTGATTCTCGGGATCACGATTCATCCCAACCAGGTCAACGGTCCCGCGTGCGAGGCGCTGCCCTGCGACTACGCCACCCTGCAGAGTGTGCTGGACAATCGCTCCCTCGCCACGGGCTACGTCTGGGAGTTTGACGATTGGGACCGGCTGCGGATGTTCTTGCCCGGAGACGAGGCGGCGCCGGTCAACGTGGTGGATGGGAACGGCGTGGCGGTGGGCGACATCCGGGTCTCGCCGTCGCGGGCGAATTACTACAACCGGATCATCCTGCGCTTCACGAAGACCGCGATCGCGTCGTGGGGCTATTTCTCGGCGTCCGCCAATTTCGGCAGCGGCGAGCTGGTGGTGCTCGGTGGGCAGACGTACCAATTCCGCCTGGTCCTCACCAACGTCGCCGGCTATGTGCTCATCGGCGGGTCCGCCCTGGAGAGCTTGGAGAACCTCTGCGCGGCGATCGCGCTCGGTGGGGGCGCCGGCGTGAGGTACGCGGCGGCGACGATCGTCAACGCGTCAGCCGACGCCTACGTCAACGCGTCAGGGTTTGTGACCGCCCGGGCACTCACCGCCGGCGCGGCGGGCAACTCGATTACCTGCACCACGACGGCGGCGAATGCGGTGTGGTTTGGGGAGGGTGGCGGCGGTATCGCGGCGCTGGCATTGGGATCGGATGAGGCGCTCTCCAACGTCTCGATCGCGACCGACGCCAGCCACGCCACCGACCCGCGCGATCTCCTCGTCGATTCGCCCGAGACGACGAGCCAGGCGGTGGCCGATGGCCTGTCAGCGGCCATCCTCGCGGTCAAGCTGGTCCAGCCGAAGACCCTAACGTATCAGACCGATGCCCTCGGCCTGCGGCCGGGGCAGACGCAGAACAACGTGGTGGTCGATCGCAACATCAACGGCACCTACATCATCGCGGCCGTGTCCACCGTGAACACCGTCGGCAACGCGGTGCGGCGCACGGTGACGGCGGTGGAAGGCGTGGTGGTCCAGGCGGCCGATCGGTACCAGGACACGTATCGGCGCTGGGCGGGGACGGTGTCCGGCAGCGGCGTCGCGGTGAGTGGCGGGGGCGGGGCGGCGGGTGGCGGGAGCGCCGTGCCCAGCATCATCGGCTTCGGCGGGTCGTCGGTCGAGCAGTGGCCCGCGCCGGCGGCGAGCGCCTGGGTGGCGGCGACGTCGGTCCAGGTGGCGATTGATACCGCGCGGCGCGGGTCGACGACCGGCACCTGCTATGTGCGGCTGCGGGCGACCGCCGGGAGTGTCACGGCCAGACTCCGCGATCTCACCAACGCGGCGACGGTCGGGACCAGCGCGGCCGTGTCCAGCACGAGTTGGCAAACCGTCTCCTTCCCGGTGGCGTTCACGTCGGGGGCGGCGCTGTACGAAGTGCAACTGAGCGGGAGCGTGGAGGGCGCGGATCTGGCCCTGGGGAGCGCGTATGTGGAGTAGATGCCTGACGGCCCTCGTGCTACTGCTGCTGGCGATGCCGGTCCCGGCCCAGTCTCAAACAGTGTCTGCGGATCGCGTCCGCCTCAATACCGGCCCCTGCGTCACACGATCGGGATCGGGCTCCCCCGAGGCTGTGGTGACGGGCAATATCTGCGACATCTACGTGCGGTCGGACACGGGCGCCGTCTACGCGAAGACCAGCGGCACCGGCACGAATACCGGGTGGGTGGCGCTGGCGTCCTCGGCCGGGTACGTCCCGTACACGGGCGCGACGGCGAACGTCGATCTGGGCGCATGGACACTCACGGCGGCGAAACTCTGGGCGTCGTCAGGCACGGAAGCGCAGGTCGAACTCGTCAAGACCGGCGCTGACGCGAACACGTCCTACTTCTACAACGCGGGGACGGTGTTCGGGTTGTGGGACTACACCAATGCGCGGGCGATCTGGACGCATACGATCTCCACGCAAGCCAACAGTTTCTCCGGCCCGACGCTGGCTATCGGTGGGACGAACGCGGCGTGGGGCAACATCCAGCACAACACGGCGGCACTCGGCACCAACCCGTTCTTCGCGACGTTCGTTGCGGATGGCGTCTACAACCCACGTTTGCTGTGGAGCCACGTCACGTCGGCCAGTGCCCAGTCGATGGTGTTCGACAGCACCTTCACGACCGGGAGCGGGTACGCGAACTGGAACTTCGCGCACGGCAACGTCGGCATTGGGACGACCTCCCCAGTGATGAAAACGCAGATCGAGTACGCGTCTACGCTCCCTGCTGAAACTGGTAACACACCGACGGGCCATCTCCGATTTAGTTACCCTTCCGGAGGAACCATCGTTGCCGACATGGGGTTGAACGCGTCCTATCCCTTCGGCCTCTGGATTCAGGCGACCCGGAGCACCGGATTCGAGATGCATGATCCGATTGTGTTGCAACCGAATGGCGGGAATGTTGGCGTGGGAGTCGTCGCGCCGAGTGCGACGTTCGCGGTCGGTACCGGCACGACGAGTCGATTGACGGTCGATGGTGCGACAGGCTCCCTCGTCGTGACCGGCCTCTCGACGTTCACGGGTGGCGCGACCGTCGTATCAGGACAGTCGCTTGCTACGGCCTACAGTGGCGGCTGGGCCGGAGCAGGCTATACCCTCAACTACAATTCATCCTTCGCCAGTCAGTCATTTCTTGAAGTCGACCGCCTCAACGTGCGCGGCACCATGTCGGTCTACGAACTGCTGGTGCATCAGATTCGCGCCACCAACGGCAGCATCTACGTCGCCAACACCGGCAAGGCGAAAGTTGTCACCGACAACGGGGGCGGCAGTTACACCATTGAGACGGAGACGGCACACGGCTTCGCGGCGAACGACCTTATTCGGGCACAGCGATTCACGGGCACAGGTACGTACCAGTCCGACATGACCGTGGCGAGTGTCGCTGATACGACGCATTTTACGGCGGCGCTGCGAGCCACATACGCGGAGCCTGTGGCCGGGATGGAATACGTTCGGCTCGGCTCGACCTCCGACGCGGCGCGGCGGGGCAGCATTTACCTGACCGCCGACGACACTGGCGCTCCGTTCATCTCCGTGCAGAATGGCGTAGCGGCGTTCACCGACTGGGGCACCACCGCCAAGACCAAGACCGTCGTAGGCAATCTCACCTCCGTCACCGGCACGACAGAGTACGGCATTCTGGCGGGCACGTACGCGAGTACTGGCAGCGGCAAGTACATCATCTTCAGCGACCAGACGGCCGAGATCCACAATGTCCCGCTGTCACTCTATGACGGCAGCAATCAGACGTTGTATCTCAGCCCGACCAACTCGTCGTTTGGGCAATCGACCAGTAGCGCGAGCAGCTTGACGTACTCGACCGGCGTGGGCTGCTGGTCGGGTATCGACTCTGGTGCATTCAAGTGGCGCTGCGGCGACCCCTCCGGGCAATACATCAACTGGAACGGCAGCACGCTCGTCGTCAATGGTGACATCACCGTGACGGGCTTGGTCGCTGACGACACGGTGCATGTGGATGGGGTCGCGGCGGCGACGGTCGCCAGCGGTGCGTCCCGAGGGGCGTTGGGTCTGGATGCCAACGGGAACCCCGTGCTGCCACACACGGCGACGCCATCAGGCAGCGGCTTGTTCCTCGGGTCGGACTACATGGGCTACTACGCCTCATCAGCGTGGCAGACCTATATCACCTCGGGCGGCGATCTGTTCCTCGGTGGGGCGAGTGGACCGTTCACCTGGGATGCCAGTGAGAGCAAGGGCATCATCTCGGGATGGACCTTCGCCTCGTCGGCCATGACCAAGACGGCCAGCGGCAACACGATTGGTCTGGATACCGGCGGCACCAACATCTTCTACGCAGGACCGACAGGAGCGCCGACGTTCACGGTCACGCCCGCCGGGGCGATGACCAGCACCAGCGGCACCATCGGCGGGTTCACTATCGGATCGGCCTATCTCTATGCCGGAAGCGGCGCGACCCGTGTGCAGATGACGGCGGCGGGCGGCTTCCATGCGGGGGCAACGGCGTTCGCCGACGCGCCGTTCAGCGTGAGCGTGGCTGGCGCATTGAAGACGACCAGCGGGACTGTTGGTGGTTGGACCCTCGGAGCCACATCCCTCACGGCCGGGACCGGCGCGACCACGGTCGGTGTAGATAGTGGTGGCACGAACCCGGCCTTCTACGCCGGTTCCGCGACTCCGGCGTCGGCCCCCTTCCGCGTGACACAGGCGGGGGCATTGACGGCGACGAGCGCCGCGATTACCGGGACCGTCAACGCGACGGCGGGCTATTTCGGCTCGGGTAGTACGAAGGTCGCGATCAACTCGGACGGGCTTGACGTGGGCACCGCCGGGCGCATCCTTGGCGGGATGACCGCCTACAACACCGGCACCGGGTTCTTCTTGGGTTACTCGGGCGGGGCATACAAGTTCGCGGTCGGTCATGACGACGGCA